TTTTAAAGAAATGGGACTGTCACTGCCGGAAAGTATAAACCTGCTGGCACAGTTCGAGGCGAACGGCGTAGACACGTCTACTGCCATGGCGGCGTTGAAAAAAGCGCAGAAAGAGGCCGCGTCAGAGGGCAAGTCTTTAGACGGTGTATTAGCCGAACAGATAGAGAGCATTAAAAATGCCACGACTGAGACAGAGGCTATGCAGATAGCTACAGAGCTGTTCGGGGCTAAAGGCGCGCCGGAAATGGCGCAGGCGATACGTGAAGGGCGTATTAATATTGACGACCTGAGCGCGTCCCTTGACAGCTATAAGACGACGGTACAGGACACCTACGAATCAACGCTTGACCCGTGGGACCAGCTGACGACGACTACTAATAACCTGAAGGTAGCGGGCGCGGATCTGGCCGGGGAAATGCTGACGAATCTGCAGCCGACATTTGACGCGATCACGGAGAAAGTCACGGCACTGACGACATGGTACGCCGGATTAGATGAAGGTACGAAACAGAACATTGCTACTATCCTGCTTTTAGTCGCCGCAATTGCGCCGGTACTTGGAATTCTGGGCGGGCTTATAGGCACGATCGGCACGATAGTAGGCGCGATAGGTTCAGTTATAACCGTAGTAGGCGGCGCTATCAGCACGATCGGCGCTATCATGGGGTCCATACAGTCGGTATCCGGGCTGATAACGGTATTAGGTGCGGTACTGACAGGTCCCGTCGGAATAGTCGTAGCAATTGGCGCGGTCATTGCGGCAGGTGTGGCACTGTGGAAAAACTGGGATACTGTGAAGGAAAAAGCCGGGGAACTGAAAGAGAATGTCGCCCAGAAGTGGGAAGACCTTAAAACGGCGGCAAGAGACAAGTTCGACGGCATAAAGAACGCGATCAGCGAGAAATGGGACGGCATTAAACAGGCCGCTTCAGATAAGTGGTCACAGATAACCGAATCTGTAGCTAACAAGGCACAGGAAATTCATAATAAAGTATCAGAAAAATTTGATAATGTGAAAAATACAGTTAGCGATGTAGTCGACCATATAAAAGGTCTTTTTAACTTCGACTGGTCACTGCCGGATCTTAAACTGCCGCATATCATAGTCGGTGATTATATCGACGTCCCGGTACTGGGAACAATACCGGATCCCCGCACACTTTCGGTCGAATGGTACGACAAGGCCATGGACAGGGCGCGGGTCCTTAACTCCCCGACGGTATTCGGGGCAGCGGGCGGAAGACTGCTTGCGGGCGGCGAATCTGGCAATGAAGTTGTAAGCGGTGAAAAGCACCTGATCGACCTGATCGACAGCGTAGTAAGCAGCCGTACGGACGGCATGACCGCAGTTATGGCCGACGTCGTCGGGATCCTTGACAGGTATATGCCGCAGGTCGTAACGAAGATGGACCGCCCGGTAGTGCTTGACACGGGCGCGACTGTAGGCGGGCTTGGTGACGATATGAACAGTTATCTTGGACGTGAAACAGAAAGGGATAAATACCAGTGATTACAAATCCGAAAACATTCGGGGCGTTGATCGAGGTAGTCAAGAGCGGCGCCAGTTACCATACTTTCCGGGACTGGCGCTGCACGATAACGAACAATGACTATATCGGGGACGTCGAGAAAGTAGAGAATTACATATATGTCCCCGGAATGTCTGGAAAGCTGGATTATACAGAAGCGATAGCCGGGCGGCCGGTATACAAGTCAAGGGCGATCAAAATAGAACTTGCGGGGGCACATGACAGATACGACTGGCAGAATCAGGTATCAAGGATCAGGAACGCAATAGACGGCAGACTGGTCAAAGTGATATTTGACGACGACCAGGCACATTACTGGCAGGGGCGCGCGTCGGTCAATAAGTTTGACAGGCAGCGGCAGCTTGGCACATTCTCGATAGAAATACCGGATGCGGATCCGTACAAGTACGAAATTACATCATCGCAGGAACCGTGGTTATGGGACCCGTTCAGCTTTGAAGATGGAGTTATAAGATACCTGGGCGAACATGGAATAGACGACGGGACCCAGATAACGATACCTAAGGGCAATATGTCGGTAGTGCCTATAATCACAGTTACGGATATACTGCAAGCGCCGGTCACTGTCAAAGCGTCGGGCGTATCCGGGACATTTACGCTGCAGGCTGGTGACAACAGGATACCGCAGATACGAGTATGCGGCGACAATGACGTAGTTCTGACTTTCGGCGGAACTGCAAATGTCATTATTGATTACAGGGCAGGATCTTTATAATGTACGAGATTTACTTAGACGGCAAGATAGCATATTATCCGGGCGACGAAATATGTACAGTGTTCAACCCGGAAATAAAGCTGAAGGTCAGCGAGGCGGGCTACTGCAAGTTCACGCTGCCGAAAACGAATCCTGAATACAATAATGTTTTTGACAGGAAAACAATGGTAAGCGTAAAGCGTGACGGTACAGAAATATTCTATGGTGAAGTCCGCGAATCCGGGAAAGACAAGAACGGCGATAAATCAGTATATGCAGTAGGCGCGCTGTCGTTTTTGTTCGACAGCATACAGCCGCAGTATAACTACGGCGTGGTAACGCCGCTGGCATTTATAAATGCTTGCCTTGAAGAACATAACGCCCAGATGGGCAACGACGACCGGAAAAAGATCTATCGCGGAATAGTGACGATAACGAACACGCGAGATACGCAGGGCAAAAAAACGAACTACGACAAGACGCTGGACGCCCTGCGGGAACAGCTACAGGCCCCGCTTGGCGGCGTTTTTAAGCTGAGACATACAAATAATCGTTTATACCTTGACTACCTTCTAATAGCCGAATATGGCGTCTTCTGCGAGCAGCGTATCCGGTTTGGTGAAAACATGCTGGACTATTCGGAAAGCATGACGGCAGATGATGTAAAGACTTGCATCATACCTTTAGGGGCTAAGATCGACAGCGATACGGCAGAAGGATTTGAACAGCGGTTAGATATTAAGTCGGTGAACAATAACAAGAATTATCTTGAATCGCAGGCGGGCATAGCGTCTTTCGGCCGCGTATGGGACACGGTTATATATGACGATATCACAACGGCAGCGGCACTGAAAACGGCAGGTAACAGCTATCTGTCAGACGTACAGTATGAAAAGCTGGTACTCAAAGTAAAGGCGATCGACCTTGCGCAGATGGGTGCGGACGTGCAGTCTATGAACGTGGGCGACCGCGTGAACTGCCAGGCTGAAGCGTTCGGAATGGACAGGACGTTCCCGATCTGGGAGCAGACACTGCACCCGCTGGCTCCGCAGAATGACACGGTAACGCTGTCAGAAACGGTCATAAACAAAAAGACCGTCAGTGCAAAGGTATCGGGCACGGCTGGCCAGATAAAGACAGAAGTCTATAAAGCATCTACAACGATACAAAAAATTCTGGACGATACCATGGCTAACATGGTGGCAATGTTCCAGGGCACGAACGGCGGATATAAGCTGTCAGAATACGACGCGCAGGGGCGCTGGCTGAGGGACCTTTACATGGATAACCCTAATAAGGACCAGGCGACCAATATAATGCAGATAAGCATGGCGGGCATAGCATTTAGCCGGAACGGATATGACGGGCCGTATACGTCGGCATGGAGTCTTAACGGCACATTCTGCGCGGACTACATACTGACAGGTACGTTAGTTGCGAATCTCATAAAAGCAGGGATCTTGTCGGACGTAAATAATAACTTCGTGCTTAACATGGAAACGGGCGCGCTGACAGCGAAACAGCTGACGATAAATACGCCGCATATGAAGTTGCTGCCGGATGGTACATTTATATCTGACAGTGGAGATGAAAGACTAAAGATTGACGAATCTCTGTTAAGAGGATATTACTCAGAAAACTACGCAGATGTTGATATGGACCCTAACCCAAAATTAGCGGGATTGCTGGACCTTGCCGCAGATTATGACGACGGAACATACAAGGTAGTTCTTGAATCTAAAGGCGGGATGTATTTAAAAGTAGCAGAGTCAGGTGATTTCAGAATTGAACGTAACGGACACTTAATATTGATGCATGATGGAAACAAAATGGAGTGGCATATTGGAAACGATAAACTCATATTAGAGCATGATGGCACTGATATGAACTTTTACATTGGCAGCAGCGGGTCGTTTAAATTCTATCAGTATAGCGGAGACATAGCGCATCAGTGCGGATTCATTGACAGAAACGGATGGCACGGCGCGGTAAGCGGATCGTAAAGGGGGATATATGAGCAGGACACCGACAATACCTATAGCGACAGCGCTTAACAACATTATGCAGGCTAAACAGGGCGGCGACGTGCGCGATTCTATCCATGACGCGATAGCGTCGTGCTACAACGACGTATCCAGTCCGACACTTAACACGGCCGCGCTGGAAACTGCACTGCAGGCTAAAATAGACCAGGGCAAAATGGCGGCACTCACGATCGCGGACGGGACCATAACGAAAGCTAAGTTAGATCCTAATATCTCTTTCGAAACGGTTTCGGCAACAGTCGAAGATGAATGTCTGATCATCTCGATAACAGACGGTTAAACTTAACGGGGGTATAGGATGATAGAACAGCATATCAAAGTCATGGAAAGCGGACCGAAAGAGGATATCGAGATCGGCCGCCAGGGCGAATATAACGTGCGGCAGGTAGTGTTCGATCTTTCAGCTATTGCCGAAGCCGTAGGACCCGGAACGGCGACGATCATACACTATCCGATCGACGGGGCACCGTATACAGTGCCGGCGTTTGCAGGGGAATCGTACGACGTCGCAGAACAGGTAGGGAACACGCTGACCTGGACAATAGGACAGCTGGCGACACAGCATAAAAACAACGGGTTAGCTGTAGTGACATGGACAACTGCAGAAGGGCTTAAAAAGAGCCGTAGGTATAAAACAAAATGTCAGCCTAGCATAGAAGTATCGGACGTCGAACAGGCAGCACAGCAGGCATATATAGACCAGATGGCAACGATCGCGGCAGATATCGCCGGATCCGTGCAGGCGGCAGCAGGTGCCGTTACAGACGTCCATAACGCGGCTACGGCAGGCGTGAAGGACATAGAGAACGCGGCTACGGCAGCGGTACAGGACGTGAACAGCGCGGTACAGTCTGCAGATAGTAAGATAGCTGAGATCCGGGCGGCAGGTGACGCGGCAGTGGCAGCGGCCAGCGCGGCGGCGAATGTCACGGTACAGAATGAGTGCTTGATTTATG